CCTCTGTGAGGGTGGTTGGCGCGAAGCCGCGCTGGTTAGTGGTTGTGAGTTGCATTCTGTTCTTCCTCTTCGATGTACTGTTTCATGGTTGTAAAAATGAGGTCGGCCATTGCGTCAACAAACACTTCGGCTTCCTCTTCTGTTGCGTTTGTTGCGTTTAGCAGCGCAACGACAGCGCGTTCGTATGCGTGCCGGATGGCCGGGTAGTTGGGCAGATTCAAGTCATCTCCTTGATGGTGATCGACGACTGGCGGATGCTGTACGCAGCTTTGCCAGGAACCAGGCGCTCAGCTGTGGCTTTGTAGTTTCTCATTGGCCAGCTGATCACATACTGCCCAACACGGCCACGCTCAGACTGCCCAAGCTCTTGCTTAATCAGCTTCTCAGCAGTCTCGATGCTGGCCTCAGCTGCCCTGATGGCTGCCTTGTTTTCCATGATGCCACGCGCCAGCTCAGCCACTGTCTGTCCAAGCTCTACCTCTTCACGGTTGGCAGCATTCGGGTAGATACGATCCAGCTCACGGCTGCTGGCCGGTGGATACCAATCGATCTCAGCCTCGGCTGTGTACTTGTCGAGCTTGTCCTGGAAGTCGTGCACAGCGCGGGCAATGGCTGCTTGCGTCTCTTTATGTGGTGCAAACAAGAACACGCGCAGCTCGATGCCCTGGTACAGCACGCACACGGCGCCCCACTTGTGGCCGGTCACCAGCATTTGACCCTGCAGCTGGATCGGGCCACGCGCCAGGTGAGGCACGTCCTCCGGCATGGTCTTTGTCAGCTTTGCTTCAAGCACACCAGGGCCGTCAAGGATGATGCTGTCCTGGCCAACCACATAGATGCCCTTGTCTGTGTCTGTCGTGATCTCCTGGCCATTGCCTTGGCCAACGCCATCCAGGCTGCAGCTGAGCGGGATCACCTCATGCGTGAAGGCTTTGTTGATCTGGGTGTCAACGTCTATCAAGCCAAGGCGATTGGCCGCCTCCTCCAGGATTACTGGCTCAAGCGTGTTGCCCCAGCCCATGGCTTCGTTGCCAATGTCTGGTCGCTCTTTGCCATCAATGGCATTGATGCTGAACTGTAGTTCATCATTGGGCGTGCTGTACTTGCTGAAGCCCATCAGCCCCGGCAATCTGCTGGCGCTCATTGACTTGTCATCGGTTAATTTTCCGGCCATGGTTTACTCCTTTGTTGTTGCAAGAGAATACACACGCACAATCCGCGCATGTGCTTGAGGATGGACAGCTTCAGTGAAGCCGACCGTTGTAAATTGTTTGGTTCTAAATACGGCGCCAAGCACCGATGGATGTACGCCTGATGGCACTTCGATGAACTGCCTGATGTCATTGATGGACACCTGGCCCTGCTGCTTGCACAGAACCACGGCCAGCGCCCGGCACCGTTCTAAGAACTGGTGATCACGCTGCTCAAAAATATCGAGCTGGCGCTGCTTTATGTCGCGACCAATTGCCTTCATGATTGAATCTTTTCAACCTGTTTGGCCATCAACCAATTGTCACCAAGCCGGCGAACAGATCGCACCCATTGGAGCTGGTACGAGCGGATTACGGCAGGCGGTGCATCGTAATCGGCAAAGATGCGGCGAACGTGAGTCAGGAATCTGGTATTCATGATCAGCCCCTCCATGCCAACAAAACACCCCAGCCACCAAAGACCAGGAACGTGCCCACAACATAGGCTGCATCGATTAGTTTTTCTTTCATGCTTCTCTCCTTAATTAAGCTCTTGCGAGCAAGTTGGAAACCTGGCTTGCGTGCCAGACTGTGCCGCCCCTGGCGGTTTCAATGCCACGAGCTGACAGCTCATTGGCAATGTCTCTGAGGGTGGCTGCACCCAGGCGTGCCTGGATGTCGCGCACCATTGGCAGCATGCGTGCTGCATAGGCGTCTGCCTTTGTCTTGATGCTGGCCACACCAGCTGCGCTGCCAACTTCTGGCGTTGGGCAACCCAAGCGTGTGCCACGGGCCTTGGCTTGTGCCAGGGCAGCCTTTGTGCGTTCGCTGATCTTGCGTGCTTCCCACTCAGCAAACACTGCAGACATTTGCAAAAACGTGCGGTCAGCTTCTGGCATGTCAGCGCACACGAATGGCACGCCAGACTCCAAAAGGCCAGAGATAAAGTGGACATTACGAGCAAGGCGGTCGAGCTTGGCAATCACAAGGACTGCCTTTGTACGCTTGGCCAGGCTCATGGCTTGAGCCAGCTCTGTGCGGTCGGTCTTGCGGCCAGACTCGATCTCTGTGAACTCAGCAACCAGCTCCTGGTCACCGACGTGTTGGGCAACAGCCTGGCGCTGTGCATCAAGGCCAAGACCTGATTGGCCCTGGCGGTCTGTTGACACTCGGAAGTAAGCTACAAATTTGGTCATGATCAAGCCTCCACGCTGTCGAGCAATGCGTCCAGCTTCTTGTTGAGCGAGTCAACCTTGCGCTGTGCTGCAGGCTTCAAGAAGGTCTGGCGGCCAGAGAAGTAAGCCTTAGCGCCACCGATGTAGCTGTCGGCGTTGTGTTCGATCAGAGCGATCTGGCGCTCGATGTCTGCGATCTGCTTTGCTGTGGGTGTCATGTTGAACTCCTTGCACGTCATCTGTGCGTTGAACATGGAAGGATTATAAACACAAAGCGATATCGGTGTACAACCCCCAAAAGTATGCCCAACCATAGGGACTTACCCTAATACAGCTAAAAATCAGTCACTTAGGTGTTCTGTCCAATATCGGAGCGATATACACTAATGCTCCATGGACAACACACTCAAACCCTTCCTCACCAGGCTGCGCCCGGAGACTCGCCTGCTGCTCGACAAGGCAGCCGAAGACCAGCGCCGCTCTATCTCATCCCTGATCGACCAGTGCGTGCGTGACCAGCTGCAGCCCCGCTACGGGCAGCTGACACCGCGCCTGGAGCGCTTCCTGTCGGGGGTGAAGCAATGAACCATCAGGAAGCCACCAAGATTCTGGACATGGCCAAGGACGGCCAGCCGATCCCCGAGGACGTGCTGACCGAGGCGCTGTTCATGACGGGAGATGCTGGCTGCTGGCGCGACATTCCCTGCCCTGACGTGCATGCATTCGTTGAAGACATGCGCAAGGCGGGCCTGCTATGAGCGCCGCCATCTACTTCGTGGTGCCTGGTCAACCCGTTGGCAAGGGCAGGCCCAGGGCCAGCACAAGGGGCGGCTTTGTGCGCATGTACACCGATGCCAAGACGCTGTCGTATGAGGCCGCCATCGCGCACCAGGCGACGTTTGCCATGTCGATGTGGTCGGTGTTCGACACGCCCATCAGCCTGCGCGTGGTGGCCTTCTACGGCATCCCACCGAGCTGGCCAAAGCACAAACAAATGTTGGCGCTAAACAATGCGTTGATACCTGGCAAGCCTGATTTGGACAACGTGGCCAAGGCAGTCCTGGACGCGCTCAACGGCGTGGTCTACCAGGACGACAAGCAGGTGGTCAAGCTGGTTGCTGAGAAACGCTATTCGTACGACCCCAGGATCGAGGTCTACGCGCATGAGGTATGTCAATGAGTTTTGCAAAGCACCAGGTCAGCTTAAAAGGCAGTTCTGTGAACAGCCAGCCGTACAAGCTGTGCCACCGATGTGAAGAAAAGAAGCCCCCAGAAGGCGGCGTGCAGACCAGCCCGCAGCGGTGGTACTGCGCGGTGTGCTGGGTGGACAAGATGAAGGGCAAGCGATGACTAAAGACGAAGCATTGAAGCTGGCGCTGGAGGCGTTGCATCTTTGGCATTGGACTGGTGAAACAACAAAATTCAACGAAGCACACGATGCCTTGCGAGAGGTAGTAGACGTTCCTGAAAAATCTTGGGTTGGATTGACTTACAAAGAAAGATGTGAGCTGTGGAACATATGCAGCATGTTTTCACCTGACTCAGTAATCATGCACGACTTTGCAAAAGACATTGAGCAAGCGTTAAGAGAAAAGAACGTATGAAGTATTTACAGATAAGGCTGCGCAAGCGGCTGCAGGGCCACGACGGCATGACAACCAAGCAGCTGTCGCTATTGGTGGACTCATGCCCACGGGACATCACCAGGTCGCTCAAGGCCATGCCCGATGCGTACGTTGACCGCTGGACAGGCCC